CTTTAGTAGCTGCTTTCCATCCAAGAGGATTATCATCCCATCGAATTTCAACCTCGTCACCATAATGCTCCTCTAACTTTTGTAAAGGAAGGAGGATGCGGTAATATGCGCACCCTCCATGATTACTTGGACAAGCTAGAATTTTTAGCTTTTTCTTTTCAGTCATTTAATCCACTTTCAAGTCCTTGAGATGAGACATGTAATCATCTGCATCTTCAGTTGGAGCTTGCGTTGCCTCAGTTGATGCAGACGCGACAGGCGCAGAATGGTTGCCACGAGCGGCGTTCATTTCTAACATAAGATTTTTAAGCTCATCATAAGCTGCAATCTTAACCAATCCGTGAATATCATGAACCTCGTCCATAAACTGAGCGTTCTCAGCGTCGCTTCCAGCCGGGCTTTGCTTTGGCTTAGGAGAAGACTTATCATAGTTCGGCCATTGACCTTGAGTGTCTTTAACAATCTTAAAGTCCCACCCTTCTTTTAGGTCAGTGATGTCACCAAAATCTTCGTCAAAGAAACAGTCAAGCACTTTACCAAAAAGCTTTTGTCCTACTGACAGAATCTTAACGGAGTTGTCACGACGGTCTACCACGTTCATGTAGTAACGTTTACGAGCTTTGATTTGACGAGCGAGGTCAGCCAGTTGCCTTCCTTCAGGTGTATCCTTACCGATAGCATTAATCTCTTTCCAAAGAGCGTAATACTCATCACACACAGGACACTTTTGTTCCTTTACGCGAGGGCAGTGATAGTTCTTATCATTGATTCGGTGAATAGCAGTTTCAGCGTAAAACTCTTTGTCGTCAGACTTTGCTGGAAGTACACGCACTACAGAAGTGCCTTCATCCATCATAAAGAATTTACTGAGGAAATCGTTATTGCCTCCGGAGCCACCAGGATTATTAATCTCTTGGTATTTTTTTCTTAGTTCTTCGATGTTAACCATAGTTCTTAAAGTTGTTCAATTAGTTTAGCTTCCGCTCGTTTGTTCGCGGACAGCTGTATTATTATATCCTTTTGGTGGTCCAAACTGGACACAATATTTTTGCATAAATTATATTTGTGGGCTTTTGCTGTAATACCTCGTTGTAAGGTTTGTAGCTCTGCCTGAGTCTTTAGATAGGCGTCCAAAGCGCGGTCGGTTGTCTTCTGACCTTTGCTTAAAAGTTCCTCTCTACGCTCCTCCCTAATCTCAGCTTCTCGGGTTTCAAGAAGTAGATTAGCGCGGTCTACCTCCTTCTTAGCGTACGCCATAACCCCTGCAAAAAATGCAAAGGTAGAAGGGTGGTTGGACATCGCCTCTTGAAAATTGTGTTCAGAGATAGCGATGTATTTCTTCGTGATATCCATGTAGGAATCTTCGATGTTATCGTATACGTCTTTGATATTAATCATTTGGAGAAAAAATAAATTGGAAAAGTTCAGGGTTAAGACCTGCCATCTGCATAACCATGTTAGAGGTTACACTTACCAAGTACTCGTTACTCATGCTTGGTATCTCATCATCATCGTTGAGACCAAAAACTTCGTAACCAATATGACATATTTCGTGAAGCAAAGTACTTTTATAATCTTCAGGTCTTTGGTTAGGGTCAATTGAAAGAAGATATTTAGGAAACTCTACACAACCATATAGATTATCTTTCTCTAATGATTGTTGTTTGATGTCGAAAGTTTTGATGCCAGTATAAATAGTCATCGGATGAGTGTATTTAGGAAATTTTTGTTTGCTCATTGTTGGGATACCACAAGTCTTTGATAGTCGATGCGTATAGGAACAATAAAACGTGCCCTACCATTACGCGATTTCATAACGAACATACGAGCTTTACCTTCGTCAAACTCCTGCTCCTTTTGATTGATTGAGAACGCCAAGTCACATACACGAATCTTACCATAAGAATCTGCTAACTCAGCATCTGTAATAATGTCTACCTCTTTACCTTTACGGTTTGTTTGGGTAGCAGTCCATACCAAACACTTGTGCTCTACAGCAATACCACGGAGCTCTTGTGCGATACGTTCTTGTGCCATGTACTCAGACATGCTCACATCTTGGTTTGTCATCAACTCAAGATAATCTATAACAATAATATCCGGTTGGAAGTCTTCGTAATTACGCAACTGATTTAGATAAGCGCGAAGAGCTGTCACCGTAAGTCTCTTTGTAGGAAACTCTTTTATTTTAAGTTTACCCATGTTAGGAGCTGCTTGTTGAATTTGCGTCAACCTGTCCTCGAGCATCTGTACACCTTTTTTCAATTCGGATTGTTTAATACGAGTAAATATACTGTCAAGTCGTTGGGCTACGCGGTCTTCGGACATCTCTAAAGAAATGTACAAAACATCTTTTCCATCCATTACTGACCGCGCACATTGATTGGCTAAGAACAATGATTTACCTACACCCGGAGGCGCTACAACCATAGCCAGCTCTTTAGGAGCAAGACCTCCTTCCAGTTCTTGGTTAATGCTTTCAAAAGGTGTACGGAACTGTGCGTTTACATTAACGTTGTTTAGTCTGTCGTAACGCTCTACAACTCCTTGAAAGTAATCAGTACCTAAGTCTACGTCACGGCTGACCGAAAGTGCGTCACGAATTTGCTCTTCGATACTACCAAACTTCTTTTGTTTTAATAAATCGATGGAGTTTAAAATCGCATCTTTGAGAGATTGTTCTTTGGCAAACTCTTCTACCTTATCTAAGTAGAACTCTTCATTCTCCAAAGACTTTTGGTCAACTGTATTAATTTCCTTTAACTCTTCTTTAAAATCTGAGAGAAGTTCGTTATCAGTTTTAAGCTCTCTAATCTCTTCTAAAATCTGTTCGTCAGAAGGAAGCTTTTTATAAGTAATGTAATGGTCTTTGATTACTTTCCAAAACTTTTGGTGTTGAGGAAACTCAAAGTATGAGTCTTTCACCATAGGCATTGCCTGTACCAAAAAGTTATCATCGGATTTAGCGAGATACACAATCCCGCGTTGTATAGATTCTTGAAATTCGTATGCCATTATTTGTCCCCTGTTGAACCGAAGCCACCTTCTCCACGAAGAGTTTTGTTTATAGGTGAGTTCCATTCATCAGAGTCCATAATATAAATTTTTGGACGCAAACTTTGGGCACAAACTACTTGTGCAATGCGCTCACCTTTGTTAATCTTTATAGGGTAAGGATTTAAGTTATGCAACATAACTTTAATTTCTCCCCTGTAATCTTCATCAATGGTTCCCGGTGCGTTGGGAATAATAAGCCCTTTCAGACCCCATGAGCTACGCAATCTAATTTGTGCTTCGTATCCGGGCATGAGAACAAAATGTAGTCCTGTACCTAGTAGTTGCACGGTGCCGGGTTGTAATGTAACGTCTTCGTTTGAAGCGATATCAAAGCCCGCGGCTCCTAAAGTTTTGTATTCCGGGTCTGGATTCTGGGACTTGTTAAATATGTACACCTTATCCATCTTCTTGAATGTTTTATCCGTCATGTCTACGTCCTGCGTGTTGTCTTTCTATATCAGTTAATTTATCAGATGCTTGGTCCATGATAATCTTAGACCTTTCATCCATTATACGATTTCTTTCTTCAGCTTGTTCTTGAGAGGCTTTTTTAATAACCCCCCTTTTCAAAGCTTCTTCTTTATTAAGAGTCCATTTTCCATACGGACTCGCGGCTTTTCCAGTTAACTGGTCTTCGCCTCGAAGAGACTTTTTAGCCTCTTCAATCTGTGATTCCATCCATCTATGTTCTTGGTCCGCTCTTTCCGCGTCATAATGAGGGTTAGCTGTAGGGTTAGGGTTTGAGTAATCATGAGTGCTCATCTCCCCTCCCCTTACATGTACGGCTGGAGTTGAATCAATAATCCATTTGGCTTCATGGTCTCCACCAAAAGGACAGGGGCATCCGGAAGGAACGATGTCGGGAACCTCATGCATCTTGGCTCTAAATCCTCCGTTGGAGATATGTCCGTCGCACTTTGCATCATCACAAGCGAACCGAAACTTAATTGCTCGGCTCTTGTTCTCGCTTCCTGGAAACTCCCATCCCATAATTTATTATAGCTTCTCCGCTACGAAACCGACGGGTTTTTCTTCATCTCCCCAATAATAAACCATTCCGTTAATGCTTAGTTTATCTTCTTCCATAGCTCCTTCAAAATAGGCAAAGGAAATGTTGGCATCTCTAAAATTAATACCAAAGTCCACGACCCCTTTAGAGGTTACATCCCCATGAGAAGCAAAGATGCGGATAGGATTCCATTCCACATCCCATACACGACGAAGTCTAACTTCCGAGTACATGTCTAGTAGGTCCCACTCATCTTCCTGAAACTCCGCTATCAATACGGGGTGATTATCGTCAGGGATAATGGTCCACATGCCAATCAAATCCTCAGAATCCCATGTTGGAGGAGGGGTATAACCATCTCCTCCCGGACCACAGGCTCCTAATAACAAAGCTAAGGTTGTTAGTAATCTCATAGTTCACAGACTCCGTCTATACACGTATCTATACCTTCCACCTGCTCTTCCATTTTTCCTTCTTGAATCATTTTATCTAAGTTTATAGTAGAAATGTCTACTGCTTCAAGGGGTTCGTTGCCTCTTGACCCTGCGCGATAGAAGGTAAACCCTTTCATATCATTTGCATAGGTTAACAAATCATCATAAAGATTAGATGGTGCAAAATCTGCGGGAAGGTTACAAGTTTTTGATACAGCTGAATCGATGTACGTTTGTACTACAGCTTGAACTTTGATATGCTCCTCAGGAGTGACGTCATAAGCACCCACGCAGTGCGAGACATCACGACCGCGCAAATAGAGTTGCTTAAACAAAGGGTCAACCACATACGTCTCGTTCCAGACACCATCAGTACCAGTGCGCCAACGGCGCTTATAGACGGGAGCAAATATGGGTTCAAGACCAGTCGAGACGCCAAGTACCATACTGATAGTTCCAGTTGGAGCCACTGTGAGTAGAATGGCGTTGCGAAGACCATTCTTCTTAATGTCTGACCTAATGCGCGACGGTAAAGTTTTGAAAAACTTTTCGTCTTTAAGCTTGTTCCAATCGTATGCCGGGAAACTTCCTTTCTCTCGGGCAAGGTACATTGATGCTTTATAAGCTTCATTTCTTATTGTAGCGAATAGCCGTTCCAAGAACTCCAAGCACTCTTCTGACCCGTACTTGTATCCTGCTTTGATGAGGAAGTAGTGGAGACCGGTAATGCCCAGTCCGACTCTTCGGGACCGGATTCCTGCTTCGTCACACTCGGGGATGGGGAAATGGTTTGCGGTGAGGATGTTATCCAAGAACCTAGTGCCCGTGCGAATCGTACGAGCCAGCCTACGCCAATCGACATTGCCGTCCATATCAACCATGTTAGCAAGATTGACGTGACCAAGACAACAGTTACCGTAAGCAGGGAGGACTTCTTCCCCACAAGGATTAGTAGAAGGCATGTGTTCGAAATAAGATACGTTAGTGTATTCGTTAGCAAAATCAATATTGAAGATACCCGGTTCCCCTGATTCAATAGCATTATCAACAATGCGTTCCCAGAGTTCACGAGCGCGGATTTCCTTCTTCTTAGCTCCTGTAAATGTATCCGCAAAGTGTTTGAGGTGATGAAGCTGTGCTCTACCAATCGCGTCTTCTTCGTCTTTAGCCACAACATTAATGACGTCGTCGCCTGCTTCAGACGTGCGCGAAACTTCATAGACAAAGTATTTATTTTGTCTACCACCGAAGGTAAAGTACCATTCTTCATCTCTTTCAACCGCCTCAACAAACCTCTTTGTGATTGCTACCGAGACGTTGAAATTAGTTAGTTCATTTCGGTCAAGTTTTACGTGTAAAAACTCTAAAAAATCTGGATGTGTAATATCCAAAATAGACATCAACGCTGTACGTCGATTCTTTCCTGCTCGGACATGGTTGCCTATCTCATTAATCATTCTCATGACTGAGATAGAACCGGGTGCAGAGTTCTTAATGTTCTGAATGTTATCTCCCTTTGGTCTAATCTTAGAGAAGTTGAATCCAATTCCTCCGCCACCACAAGAAATCTTGTACATATCAGAAATAACTTTACCGATACTGTCTACAGAATCCTCAGGGTCAAGAACGTAACAGTTCAACATGTTCTGATGGCTACGTCCACAGCCGAACAGGATACGTCCGCCCGGACAAAAGTCTCCGCTGTTAATAGCTTCGTAAAACTTCTGTTCAAACTTCTCTCTGTTCTCAGGGAACTCAGGGTCAGAGGCAGCTTTCGCTACTCTCTTTGCACACTCTTTCCAAGACTTCTCGCCTGGGTAGGCATACTTGTCCATGAAGATAGTCTCCGCAAGGGAGTTTTCCGGAATCTCGTAACCCATTACTCTTCCTCGTCTGTATCCCAACCGTACACAAGCACGTCTTCTTCAGGAAGGACTAAATAGGTGTCCTCACCTACTTTAACTTCTTGACCAGCAAACTGGGCAAAGATAACATGCATTCCTTCTTCCCAATGGTCACCTTCGCAACCACGTGCAATCCGTTCAATGTAGCCTTCGCTCAACTTCTTTTCCGTCATCTGTTCAGGGAGAACAATGCCGAACTTAGTTTTTGTTTCGTGCTTCTTCCGAGTCACGATTAATCTCTTTCCGTTAGGGGTATATTCCATTTTTCTATGCGATTTATTTAGTTATTTTGGTAAGATTATTACGTTTTACCACCGTTAAAGTTTCAGAATATTCTTCAAGAAGTGAATTTAAATATTCATTGTGAGTAATTAAGAACAATTTCTTGTGCTTAGTGAGTTGGTGAATCAGTTCAATCAAACCTTTCACTCCGTCCTCATCTAACGATTCCGCTACCTCATCAAAGAAGATGATGTTCGACCTCTCTTTTCCAGTCAGAAGTAAGAGGTCATTAAGACCAAGCATCACTGCTAGTGATACTCTTTTCTTTTCTCCTCCTGAGAGAGAATCGAAATGTGATTCGTTCCCATTATTATAGATGGTCTCATCAAGAGAGTCGTCAAATTTTATAGAAAAATTTCCTTTAGTTATACTGCTCAGATACGAGTTGCATCGTTCGTTAAGATAATCCAAAATGTTTCTGATAACATATTTAATTAACCCTACTTCTGAGAAAGCATATTCCCAATACCTCATCAGGTCATAATGTTTTTGTGCTTCGGTAGATAGGTCTCCGTATTTTTTAACGAGAGCTTTCTCTGCCCGTAGTTGTTTGCTAAGTATCTTTATCTCTGTATCAACTTCTTTAAATTTTTCTACACTTTCAAACTCAGCTACAGTAACAGGGATACGCATGGCGTCTACGTCTTTTCCAAGCTTTTGTATTTCTTTTACTTTAGCCCGTTCCTCTTTAGACCACTCTTGCATATCGTCCTCTAGTTCTTTGAGCTTGTTGGTATTAGCCGTAGACAACTCACCACAATGCTCACAGTTTGTTTCCTTCAAACCTTTAGCTATGGAATGGGTTCTGAGGATACGTTCGCGCAATACTTCTCTATGTGTAATTGCTGTTTCGTACTCTAAATCTTTCTGATGGAACGCTCGTTCCTTCTCCTGTATCTCACTTAACGAATGAGAAAAAATAAATTTAAATTGTTCAGGAGTAAAAATACTCTTAGATTGTTTTTTAAGTTTACGTAACTTCTTTATTTTCTTATCTAATTTTTCAATCTTGCTTGAACCATCATTATGTAAAGTAAGATTTATTTTTTTATCAGCAAGATAACCAGACTTTAGTGATTTAATGGTTGACCGTTTCTTGAACAAGTCTCCCACAGATAAAAAGTTTTGTATAATTGCTCTCTTCTCTTCAGGTGTAGCTGTTAAGAAATTAGATGAGTTCTGTTGACCAAACACAATAGAAGCTAAGAACACTTGGTGGTTGATATTTAAAATCTGTTCCAAGTATTGTTGCGTAGCCTTCATAGACTCTTTAGTACAGTTCTCATCACCTACGGTAACAGCAAGACGTGAAGGTTTCTTGATACGTTCAATAACAGTATCCCCGTTAACAGTAAGAACGACACGACACTTACCTTTTGTATGATAATTTTTTAAACTTTTATCATTTGTAGTTCTTATGGTTTTTCCGAACAAAGCAAACATTACAGCTTCTATAATAGAACTCTTACCTGCTCCGTTAGAACCTGTAGGTTTGGTATCAAAATTCTTTCCTATAATCCTAACAAGGTTACCGTAAGAATCGAAGTCTACAGTTGCTTCCTTGATAGAAAGAAAATTATGTATCTCAATTTTATTTAGCTGCATGTTTAATCTCCTCTAGAGCGTCTAGCAGTTCAGGTTTAGTAAACACAGTTTCACTAGCATTGATGTAGTCATCTATAATCTTATCGTCCAAAGTAAATATCTTTTGCTCAGGAGTATAGTCAGACTCAAACTTAGGGAAGACATCTTCAAACACCAAGTCCAAGCTTTGGATTGGATACTGAGCAAAGAGTTCTTCCTTCAGTCGTTCTTCAGTATAAGAATCTAAACGGTCAAGTTTGACTCTTAGCAACGTGAAGAAATTTTCAATGCGATGTTTCTTAGCTAGTTGTGGTAGCTCGTCCAAGGTACAGACTAAGTGCTTGATACCTTTGTCGATTGTTTTTCTAACCATCTCTACCCCGCCATCACGAATAACAAGTTCGTGGATATACTTCTGAGCGTTAGGTTCACCAAACGTGTTGGAGTATTGAGTGCCTAGGATGACTACGTTCTTGTAGATGTTAGGTCTGTGAATGTGACCCAAGAAAGCCCACGGCTTCTTCTTAAAATGCCAATGCTTTACTCGTGCCTCCATGGCGTATGCTCCATCAATACAACCGTCATAACCAAAGTGACCAAACACAGGGTTCTTTGTAGCTTTTAAGTCTTCGATAATTCTATCTTCATCTTCGTAGTGAGGGATGATATCAAAATCTACAGAGCCAATACGTACAGTCTCAGTATCCTTAACTACATGAGCTTTGGATGAGAACACAGAGAGTATGGTATCAGATGTACCATCCTTTCTCATTGTGTCATGGTTACCTCTATTGATAATAACCTCTTTGTTTTTCATCTGGTCCAACATATAATCAAACGCAAGTATCTCTTCAGAGTTAGGGTTTCTCCTCTCAAAGATATCTCCGTTGATAACAACGTGGGAGCATGGCTTCTTGTTTACCAAGTCCAAAAGTGTTTCTACCTGCCTTTCTAAAAAGCCAGGAAGATAATCAGACCGTAGGTGTAAATCCGTTAGGATGACAACTTTACTATTCTTTAACATAATCAAAAATTTCTGCTTCGTTGAGCAGACGTCCCTCCGGAGCAAACTCAGCTTCAATCAAGTCCCCAAAGGAACGACCAGCTTCAACGTCAACTAAGAACGGAACAACGAAATCCAATCCATACAATGTTTTGAAATCAGCGGTGCTCTCTAAGACATATTTCATCATCTCGATTACTTTCGTCATGTCTTTCTTAGAGCATTGAACTTCTACAGAGTCATGGACAGTGGCAAGTATCTGCGCATCCAAACCAGTAGCTTGGATATACTTTTGCAGACGTAAGATAGAGTGTAACATGAGGTCCGACGCAGAGCTTTGAATAACAAAGTTCATGCCCTGACGTAATGCACGGTACTGATATTTCTTGTTCGGACTTGTAACATTAGGTAAATGTCTTCGTCGTCCAAAAATACTTACAGCATATCCATTTTCCCTCACAAACTTATGTACAAAGTTAATCCAATTAAAAACTTTTGGGAACGCATCTTGATAAGCGCGGAAAATATTTTTACAATACCCAACCGACTTACCTATCTGTTCTGCTAGTTTGTTTGGACCACCTCCATACACAATCAAAAAGCTTACGCTCTTTGCAATCTGTCTTTCTTGCTTAGTTACATCTTTGGCATCTTTACCGAAAACCAGAGATGCGGTGAAGCTGTGCAAATCCTGACCGGAGTTGAACGCCTCAATAAGGTTCTTGTCTCGACAACACTGAGCGAGTACACGCAACTC